GCTTTAAAAGCAGAAATTGAAGCTTTAAAAGAAGAAATTAAATCTTTAAAAGAAGTAAAAGAAGAAGAAGGTGTAGAATTATCTGCACAACCTTTAGTACACAACCCAGAAGCAACTTCTGAGGTTAAATTAAATCTATACTCACAAAGCAGAACTAGAAATACTTTTGATACTGTATTGAGTAAAATTGCAAACATTAATAATAACTAAAATTAAACACTAAAAAAATGGCTACTACAACGTCAATTACAACTACTTATGCTGGTGAATTTGCAGGTAAATATATCTCTGCTGCATTATTATCAGCTTCTACTATCGAAAATGGTGGTATCGAAGTAAAACCAAATGTTAAATACAAAGAAGTAATTAAAAAACTTGCTACTGATGCAATCGTTAAAGATGCAACTTGTGATTTTGATGCTACTTCTACTGTAACTTTAACTGAAAGAATTTTACAACCAGAGGAGTTTCAAGTAAACTTACAACTTTGTAAAAAAGATTTCAAATCTGATTGGGAAGCGGTACAAATGGGATATTCTGCATTTGACTCTATGCCTCCAAGCTTTGCTGATTACATTTTATCTCACGTAGCTGCTAAAGTTGCTGAGAAAACAGAACAAAACATTTGGAGAGGTGTTAACGCTAACGCTGGAGAATTTGCAGGTTTCGCTACTTTATTAGCTGCTGATGCTGCTTTACCTACTGCACAAGAAGTTGCTGGTACTACAGTTACTGCTTCAAACGTAATCGCTGAATTAGGAAAAATCGTTGATGCACTTCCTGCTGCACTTTACGGAAAAGAAGATTTACATATCTATGTATCTCAAAATATTGCTAAAGCTTATGTACGTGCTTTAGGTGGTTTTGGAGCTTCTGGTTTAGGTGCTAATGGTACTAACTCTATGGGTACTCAATGGTGGAATAACGGATCACTTACTTTTGATGGTGTTAAAATATTCGTTTGTAATGGTATGGCTGCTAACACTGCTATTGCTGCTGAAAAATCTAACTTATATTTCGGTACAGGTTTATTAAATGACCTAAACACTGTTAAATTAATTGATATGGCAGATTTGGACGGATCTGAAAATGTAAGAGTAGTAGCTAGATTTACTGCTGGTGTACAATACGGAAACGTACAAGATATCGTAACTTACGGAATCACTAACTCTGCTAACTAATAATTAGCAAAACTAAACTTAAAAGGGTGGTGGAATAAACACCATCCTTTTTTTTTATTAATAACTCAAAATAAATATATAAATTATGGCTTGTGATATTTCATTAGGTAGAATCGAACCTTGTAAAGATTCAGTAGGTGGATTAAAAGCTGTTTATTTCGTAAATTATGGTGATGCTACAGGTTACACTTACAATGGCACTAATACAGATGTTATTGACGATGTAGCTGGTACTCCTACAGCATATAAATACGATTTAAAAGGTGCTTCTACATTTACACAAAATATAAATAGTTCTAGGGAAAACGGAACTACATTCTTTGAGCAAGTATTAGCTCTTACATTTAAAAAATTATCTATTGTAGATAACAAACAACTTAAATTGATGGCTTATGGTCGTCCACAAGTTATTGTTGAAGATAACAATGGTAATTTCTTTTATGCAGGATTAAAACACGGAATGGATGTAACTGGTGGTACTATTGTAACAGGTGGTGCTATGGGAGATCTTTCTGGTTATACTTTAACTTTAACAGGTATGGAACCAGTACCAGCTAACTTTATCGGAGATACTTTAGTAGGAGCAGGGTTTACTGTTGTTGTTGGATCTTAATATTTAATTATATTACTTTTAAAGGGTGGCTTTTTGCTGCCCTTTTTTTGTTATAACAAATTTGTAGTTTTTTAATTTTTAAAATAAAACAATGATAATACTAAAAGAACAAGTAGGAGTACAAACATTACGATTTATTGTAAATGGTACTACTGCTACTTCTATAGTTTTGATTGATGAAGAAACAAATGTAGAAACAGAAGTTAATTGCACATTTACAGCTTCTAAATACTATATTCAAACTAGTGTAGCTTTAGATGTTTTAGAAAATAAATACTATACTATTAAAGTTAAAAATAATTCTAATGTAGTTTATACAGGTTTAGCTTTTTGCACTAACCAAACTATAGCAGATTATACTATAAATAAAGATGCTTATGTAGAGCATACTACAGATAACGAATTTATAATTTATGAATAACATACACATTTTAAATTTAAGTGCTTATACATCTCCTATAATAGAAGAAAGCAAAAATAAAGATTTTGTACAATACGGAACTGACAATAATTACTTTCAGTATTTAATTGATAGATATCTTTATTCTAATACTAACCACGCTATTATTACTGGTGTTACCAATATGATATATGGTAAAGGTATTGCAGCAACTGATTCAAATAGAAAACCTGATCAGTATGCACAAATGATGTCTATTATAAAAGGGGATTGCTTAAAGAAAGTAGCTTTAGAAAGAAAATTACTAGGTATGGCTTCTATGCAGGTTATTTACTCAAAAGGTAAAGTAACTAGAATAGATCATTTTCCTATGAATACTTTAAGAGCTGAAAAATGTAACGATAAAGGAGAAGTTGAAGCTTGGTACTATCACCACGATTGGACTAAATACAGAAATGGAGATGTTTTAAAACGCATTCCTGCTTTTGGTTTTGGTAATGGTAATGAAGTAGAAATTTATGTTATTAAACCTTATGTATCAGGGTATCATTATTACACTCCGATAGATTATTCTGGTGCTTTACCATACGCTAAATTAGAAGAAGAAATTGCAGATTATTTAATTAATGATGTAATGAATGGTTTTAGTGGTACTAAGGTAATTAACTTTAATAACAATATACCACCAGAAGAAAAAAGACAAGAAATTGCAAATGATGTTAAGCGTAAATTAACGGGTGCTAAAGGTGATAAAGTAATTGTATCTTTTAATGCCTCACAAGAAAACAAAACTACTGTAGATGATATTCCTTTAAACGATGCACCTGCACACTACGAGTATCTTTCTACTGAATGTTTTGAAAAGTTAATTGTAGGGCATAGGGTAACAAGTCCTATGTTGTTAGGAATTAGAGATACAGGTGGTGGTTTAAGTAATAATGCAGATGAAATTGAAACTGCAACTAGATTATTTGATAATATTGTTATCAGACCATACCAAATAGAAATAATAGATGCTTTAGATATTATTTTAGCTGTAAATGGTATATCATTAAACTTATATTTTAAAACAATACAACCTTTAGATTTTATCGATGTTAATACTGCTAATGCTACAACTAACGAGGAAGAAACTGGTATCAAAATGTCTAAATTATGCTGTGCAAGTGATAAGGATACTTCTGTGGATATAGCAGATAGTTTAATTAGCAAAGGTGAAACTTTAGGTGCAGAATGGGTACTAATTGACGAAAGCGAAGTAGACCAAGATTTAGAAGATGAATTAGATGCTGAAATAGATTTTTTAAACCAAAAAAGTAAAAAAGATAAAAGTTTATTTTCTAAAATATTAGATTTAGCTTCTACTATTACTGCAAGACCTAATTCAAAATCTTCACAAGATAAAAATATTGATGGAATTAAATTTATTACACGCTACAAATATAGTGGTGATTTAGTAGGGGAAAGAGAATTTTGCAATAGAATGTTAAAAGCTGATAAACTTTATAGAAAAGAAGATATCAAACAAACTTCTTCTAATGAAGTGAATCCAGGTCAAGGACACAATGGTAATAATTACGATTTATTCCTTTACAAAGGTGGAGTTAATTGTAAGCACAAATGGTTAAGACAAACTTATGTTTCTTTTGAGAATGTAAATATAGATGTAACTAACCCTAATGCTACAACTATTTCTACTAATAAAGCTGAAAAATACGGATATAGAGTAAGAAACCCGAAAGAAGTATCTATGAAACCTTACGATATGCCAAATAACGGACACCACCCAAATTATAAAAAATAGATATGGCTTACGCACTATTAATAAGTACAGAGGATGTAAAAAAGTTTACTATACTAAATGGAAATTTAGATGTAGATGACTTTATTCAATATATAAAGATAGCACAGGATATTACTATACAAAATTATTTAGGAACTGATTTATACAATAAGTTTCAAACTTTAATTATTGATAATGATATTAACGATGCAGAGTTTTTAAAGTATAAAACGCTTTTAACTACCTATATTAAACCAATGTTAATTCATTGGAGTATGGTTCACTATTTACCTTTTGCAGCTTATACAATAGCTAATAAAGGTGTTTACAAACATAACTCAGAAAACTCTACTAATGTAGAAAAAAACGAAATAGATTATTTAGTAGAAAAAGAGAGAGATATAGCAGAACACTATACACAACGCTTTATAGATTATATGTGTTTTCAGCAATCTGAGTTCCCTGAGTACACTTCTAATTCAAATGATGATATGAACCCTGATACAAATAATTTCTATGGTTCCTGGGTACTTTAAGAAAAAAAGAAAAAAAGTAGGTAACTATAAACCTAAAGAAGAAAATAAGCAAAAGCTAGAATTGTTTTTAAAAAAAATAGAAAATGGCAAATAATATAGATTGGGGTCAAGGTGTAAACAACAACGATATCGGTTGGGGTCAAGGTGCTATAAATAATAATATCGGTTGGGGTAGTGTTTATGCTGTTAGTTGGAGTGGCGAAACTGAATTACTAGGTAATGAATACGAATCGGTAATTGACTTTATGGCTAGAATAGATACTGATAGTGGTACTTTTGAAGCAAAACAATGTTTAATTAATACAATAGAAAATATTTAATATGAGTTTATTTGAAAGCGCAAGTTTGGTAATTACACCAAACGGAACGAAAGCATCAAAATTATATAGCATTATTCCTACTGATGGAAGTGGTGATTTAACAGTTACTAGAGCAACAACGGCAACGAGAGTAAACGCAAGCGGATTAATTGAAAGCGTTGCGAATAACGTACCTCGTATTGATTACACAAACGGAAGTTGCCCTAGTATATTAGTAGAGCCACAGAGGACAAATTTATTAACTTATAGTGAGGGAAATTTAGCTACTTATGACGTAAGCGATAATTGTACAAATGCATCTACTTCTATTAGTGGTTTTTCTAATTCAATACAAGTACCATCTACAGGTTTAACTTATTTTTATAAAACTGCAATTACAACTTTATCACAAGTTTATACAATATCTTGTTTTATTAAAATGGATGATAATTCAGTACCGGTTTTAGGGGTTAATAGTTCTTTAGGCAATCTTAGTTTTGTAGCTAAAGGTGCTATTGCTCCTGATAATTTAAAAGTTACTTTAGTTGGTAATAATATTTATAGAATAAGTGCAACTACTGTAGGTAATGGTATTCCGGGATATTTTGGAATTGTTAGATATTCAAGTCAAACACTTAAATCTTTTAAAATATCAGGTATACAATTAGAATTAGGCTCTTACGCTACTTCATACATACCTACAACTTCAGCAAGTGTAACTCGTAACGCTGATGTTATTAATAAAACAGGAATTAGTAGTTTAATAGGTCAAACAGAAGGAACTATTTTTATAGATGCAAATATAAGTACTCGAAGTAATACAAGATTTTTATTAGACATACAAGATGGAACAAATAATGATGTTTTTCAGTTTGTTTTAGGCGGTAATACTTTAGCTGTTAATATATTTGATAGTGGAGTACTACAAGCGCAATTAAATGGTGGTTTTTGTTTAGGTAGAAAAAAAATTGCTTTAGGTTATAAATTAAATGATTTTGTTGTATATGTAGACGGGGTGCAAGTTGCAACAGATACAAGCGGAACAATACCAACAACATCTTTATTAGCTTTAGGATATTTATATATAGCAGGTGGTTTTGAGTTATCTGATTCAATTAATTCTACTATTTTATTTAAAACACGTTTAACAAATGCTGAATTAGCAGAACTAACAACTTTATAAAATGAATATATACAAATTAAAATACACAGATAAAGAAGCTGCAATTATAGACTTAATTAAAAAAGGAGTTTACATTGAGCTTGAGGATTTAAACAAATTAAAATATTTAAATTACGGTGATGGTATTAAAGCTGTAGTTGAATTAGGTTTAATTGTTTTAGTTAATGGAACTTTAGATGATGAACTTAAACCATTAACTGCTCCTGTTTATGCAGATGGTTACCACTTTGATATTATGAGTGAAAACAAAATAGATTTTGGTAAAAACGAAATAACAGTTAATAATCCAAAACATTATTTTGCAGGATACGAACCTAAAGTAGAAACAGATTTAAATACTTTAGAAAATGAAATCATATCTTAGTTATTTTCTTACAGGTTTAGTATTATTTTTTGCTCCTATTCAAGGACTTTTAATTGCTGTGGCATTTGGGATAATGTTAGATACATTTACCGGTATCTTTAAGAGTATAAAGTTAAACGGATTGCAGTCTATTCGATCTCGTAAACTTTCTAATGTTATCTCTAAAATGTTACTTTATCAAGTATCTATTATTAGTTTATACACTATTGATAAATACCTTTTAAATGAATTAGTAAATCTACACTTTAGCACTCAGTTTTTATTTACAAAGTTAATAGCTATTATTTTAGTATTTATTGAATTAGTTTCAATTAAAGAAAATATAGAAGAAGCTTTAAATGTAGATATTTGGAAGTTACTTAAAAACTTAATGAAAAGAGCTAAAGAAGTTAAAACTGATATAGATAGTTTAAAATGATAATTACTAAAAATTTAACATTACAGGAGTTAATACATTCTAATACTGCAAAAGCTAAAGGAATTGATAATAGTCCTACAAATGAGCATTTAAGAAATTTAATTGAAATAGCTAATAATATATTTCAACCTTTAAGAGATGGTATAGGTAAACCAATTAGAATTTCAAGTGGTTATAGAAGTGAAAAGTTAAATAAAGCTGTAGGTGGATCTAAAACATCACAACACAATAAAGGTCAAGCTTTAGATTTAGTAGCTACTACAGGTTTTACTAATAAAGATATATTTGATTATATTAAAAAGCATTTAGAGTTTGATCAAATGATTTGGGAGTTTGGTACAGATAAAAACCCTGACTGGGTACACGTTTCTTATAATAAAGGTAAAAATAGAAAACAAGTACTTAAAGCAATAAAAAAAGATGGTAAAACTTTATATATTAATTATTAGTTTATTTTTATTTAGTTGTGGTAGCAGAAAAGCTATTGTAAATAAAGCAGAAATAAAACAAGAAACTTCAAAAGAAACTACTACAACTTTAACTGATAGTAGTAATATTACTATTAAATACGATGTAACTACAGATTTACTAACTGTATTTGCTAAAGATACTTTAAAACCATTTACTTATAATGGTAATACCTATTTTAATGCTGTTTTAAGACACGAAAAGAAAAAAGATAACACTTTATATACTAAACAAAATAATGTTAAATATAAGCAAGTAATTAAGTATGTAACTAAAACTGTTACTGTAACTAAAACTAAAGAAGTAATTAAGAAAGAAAGTTATTTTAAATATTTGTTATTACTACTAGTTATTATTTTTGTTTATTTAGTATATCGCTTTAGAAAGTATTTTAGTTTATTGTAAGTAATTATAATAAAAGAAAGAAAAGAAAAAGAAAAAAGCGTAAAAAAGAAAAAGAAAAGAAAGAAAAACCCCCTATAGAAAAAGAACAATTCTAATTTTACCTGATCCGAACAGCTTCCATATTTATTAGGTTCTGCAAGTCTTGGACGCATCCGTTTTATAATTATACGACAAATATATAAAAAAGTTACAAAAACTAGATAACTATTTTTATTTTTTTTTAAGTATAAACAAATTTGCTTACATTTGTACTATGAAAGCTAAAACAAAATCACAACTAGTAAAAGATTTAGATGCAGTATTTAGCAAGTATATTAGATACTCTAATGCTAAAAATGGATATTGCACCTGTATTACCTGTGATAGAGAATATGAAGTTAAAAAAATACACTGTGGGCATTTTATGAGTAGGCAGTATATGAGTACTAGGTGGGATGAAAGAAATGTAGCACCACAATGTTATGGATGTAACGTAATGCAACAGGGTAAACAATTTGAGTTTAGCTTAAAAATAGGAAAAGAACTATCAGAAGAATTATATTTACTTTCTAAACAAACTAAAAAATGGAGTTTAGATGAAATAAAAGATATGATAGAACAATATAAAGACAAATTAAAAGAATTTTCTTAGTTTTCATAGTAATTTTTGTTTGAAATTGGGTAGCGTAACAGCTGCCCTTTTTTTTGCTATGTGTTAAAATTTTGTTAAAATATTAATACTTAGTGTTGTATTAAAAAAATACTTGTATATTTGCTTCATAATTAAAAACAAATACTATGAAAGATTTAATCGATTACCAAAGATTCCAGGTAGAAGCTTTACAAAGAAAAGTTTGCGACCTTGAAAGTAAATTAAACGAAGTTAAAACCTATGTGTTTGAGCTTTGTGAAGATGATTGCCCATTAGAGTACAAAACAATTATTAAACAACAAATTTATAATTTAGAAAAGTAATGAAATTATTACACGAAAAACTAAGTAAAATCCAAGTAGAATTTAAATCGAATAAAAGTAAATTTAATTCATTTGGTAAGTACAATTTTAGAAGTGCAGAAGATATATTAGAAGCACTTAAACCATTTAATGAAAAGTATGGTGTATACTTTACTATAACTGAGGAATGTTTATTTTATGGTGATATACCAACTATTTCTTCAGCAGCAACTATACACGATATTGATGGTGTACAAGAAATTAAAGCTACTGCAATAGTAGGAGTTGATTTAGCACAAAAAGGTATGCAGATACCACAAGCTTTTGGATCAGCTTCTAGTTATGGTAAAAAGTATGCTTTAGGTAACTTACTACTTATTGACGATACACAAGATGCAGATGCAACTAATACACACGGAAAAGAAAGTAAACCAGAAGTTAAAGAACAAGAGTTATCTTGGCTAAATAAAAATACACCTGAATTTACACAAGCTATTGAATACTTAAAAAAAGGTGGTAAATTAGCAGCAATAGAAACTAAATACAAATTATCAAAATCAGTAAAAGACGAACTATTAAAAATTAAATAACAATTAAATTAAATATTATGAGTACATTATTAAACATTGGAATTAAACAACAAGATGGAAGTTATAAAAACTATACTTTATCTTTAAATGACGAAACTAACGGATACGGACAAAACGTATCAGTATGGGAATCACAAACTAAAGAACAACAAGCTGCAAAAGAACAAAGAAACTTTGTAGGTAACGGAAAAGTAGTTTGGACTGATGGTAATGTTAAAGTAGCTGATAAAGTAGTTACTAATACAGACCATAACAGCGCTAGAAACATTAAAGTAAATGGTGCTGAGGTAGTTGCTGATTTACCATTTTAATTTATCAAGGGTAGTGTAAAAGCTACCCTTTTTTTTAAACAAACAAAAAAACTATGTTAGCGAATTTATTAGATATACAAAAAAACATTTTAGATGTTAAATATGGTAGAGTTAAAGAAGGACTTAAAATTAACATACCAGAGTTTGACGAACATATTAGATTTAAACCAGCAAACTTTAACGTAATTATAGGACACGCAAACGTAGGAAAAACTACAGTTATACTTTATTTAATGACTATGTACACTATAAAGCATAATATTAAGTGGTTAATCTTTTCAAGTGAAAATACCTCAACCTCAGTAGCTAGAAAAATACTAGAATTTGCTAGAAATAAAGCAATACAGCAAATGACTGATGATGAAATAGAATTTGGTTTAAATTGGGTATTACAGCACTTTAAAATAATTGATGTAGATAAACTATATACTTACAAAGATTTGCTTAAAGAAGCTAAAGAAATACATAATGAATGGCATTACGATGCTTTACTTATTGATCCTTACAACTCACTTGCAAAAGATAGAGATTTAATGAAAAATGTAGGTAGCCACGAATACGATTATCAAGTATCTAGTGAAATGCGTTTATTTTGTAAAGAAAATCAAATATCTATTTGGTTAAATACACACGCTGTTACAGAAGCTTTAAGAAGAACACACCCAAAAGAACACGAATATAATGGTTTACCAGTTCCACCAAATATGGCAGATGTAGAAGGTGGTGGTAAGTGGGGTAACAGAGCTGATGATGTATTTACTATTCACAGATATACACAGCATCCTACAGATTGGATGATTAGCGAAGTACACGTTAGAAAAGTTAAAGAAGTAGAAACAGGTGGAAGACCTACTTCAATAGATGCACCTATTAAATTAAGAATGATGCCTAACAATATTGGCTTTACTTATGCAGGTGTAAACTTACTACAAGCAAAAAATATTAAAGGTTTAGATTTTTAAATATGAAAAAAAAATATATTTATTCTGATCAAAGTTCATTATGGGGAAATCCTAAATGTATAGGTTTTGGTAGTGAAAATTTTTATATTAAGGAAATTGATAGAAAATTAGCTAATGAAATAATAATTAAAAATCATTATTCAAAAAAATTTTATAACGCAACTTATATACATATTGGTTTATTTGAAGATGATATTTTAAAAGGAGTTTTACAATATGGTTACGCTATGAATCCAGCAAGTTGTGCAAGTGTAGTTAAAGAAACTAAAATAGATGAATATTTAGAATTAAATAGAATGTGGTTAAGTGATGATATTAAAGTTAAATACCCAGAAAGTCAAACTATATCAATGTCAATTTCATATATTAAAAAAAAATATCCTAAAATAAAATGGATACAAAGTTTTGCTGATGAAAGATGTGGTGGTTTTGGAATTGTTTACCAAGCTTGTAGTTTTTCTTATTATGGTGAACATAATAGTTTATTTTGGACTTTAAAAGGAGAAATTTATCATAATAGTTTAATGACTAGAAATCCTAAATTATCAAAATCGGCAAAATATTTACAAGAAAATAAAGAAAGTGCTATAAGCGAAAGTTTAAGACAATTTAGATATATTAAATTTTTAGATCAGAGAGAAAAAAAGAAATGCTTATTAGAAGAAAAACCTTATCCAAAACATTATTTATAATAGTTATCTACTTATTAAAAATTAATTTATACATTTGAACTATGGAAATAAATAAGATATATAATGAAGATAATTTAACTACTATGGCAAATATGCCAAATGATTTTGTAGATTTAATTATTACATCTCCACCTTATGAAGATATAAGCGGTGCTGGTTATGGTGCAAAAAGTAAAGATATTTTATTTTTAAAATTTTACTCAGATTATTTATCTAAATTATTTGATGAATATTATAGAATATTAAAGCCAACAGGTCAAATATTTTTTAATATTAAAAGTAAAACTTCAGATAAAACTTTAAGAACTCCACACTGGATTGAATTTTTAGAAAGTTTTGGAAAACTTAAATTTAAAAGTTATATTATTTGGAAATATAGCGGAAGTTTTGATAGCACAAATAAAAGATTTCATTTAGATTATGAAATAATTTATCATTTATCTAAAACTGATGATATATATTTAAATGAAAATTGTGGTTTACACGATCCATTAAGCTCAGTTTGGAATATACCACATAATATACCAAAAAATGAAAGGATACATCCAACACAAATGCCTGAAGCATTAGTTGAAAGGATATTAAAAGTAGCAAGTAAAAAAGATTATTTAATTTATGATAGTTTTATGGGAAGTGGAACCACAGCTATTGTTTGTGAAAAAAATAATCTAAATTGGATTGGTAGTGAATTAAATATAGATAACTATAATAAATCAATTCAAAGAATAAATAATTATAAAAATCAACAAAAATTATTCTAATGGAAAAAATAACAATTAAAAATCATTTAAACGATTTGCAATTAAGCACTAGCAGAATGTTAGTTTATCACTCTGATAATGCTGAACTATTAACCTACTTTAAAAATGTAACTTTTAAATTACAAATGATAGAGGAGTTAATTAATGCAGAAGATAGCTTAGATTTCGCAGTTATTGAAGAAGCATTTAAAACGATTTTAAAGCAAGATAATGAATTAACTAACATAGAAATTAACATACAGGTTAAACCTGCTTTAAAAGAAATAAAAATAGGTAAAATAAAAGCTAAACTTTTCAATTATGATATTGCTTATTAGTTTATTAATATTTACTCTAATAACTTGGGCAGTTTACTCAGGTAAAGAGTTACAATTTGCAATTATACACGGCTTTATGATAGGTTGTTTATACGATGTAGATCAACAAGAAGAAGAAAATTACCACACTATACAGGTGTTGCTAGGTATTTTATCAATTAATATTTTATGGGAATCTTAGAAAAAGTTGCAGAGTACCAAGATTACTTAGTTGAATTAGCTTCAGTATTTGACTCAGAATTTGCAGAAGATATTGTACAAGAATTTTATCTTTTGTTACATAAATATAAAGTAACAGAAGAACAAATGTTTACTAATGGTAAATTAAATAGAGGTTATTGCTTTATTATTATTAGAAACATACATTTTCAAATTTACAATGTAAAAAAACGAATAACTAAATGCGAATTAAATGAAGAAATTTACAATATGGTAGATGACTTTGATTTAGAAAAAGAGTTAGATTGGAACGAATTTAGAACTAAAGCAGAATCTGAAGTAAACAACTGGGATTGGTACGATAAAAAACTATTTTCTATTTATAGAGATTCTAATATTAGCATTAGAGGACTTGCAAAAGAAACAGGAATAAGCTTTGTAAGTATATTCCACTCACTAAAAAAACATAAAGAAAAATTAAAAGAATTACTTAAAGAAGATTACGATAACTTAAAACTTTAAATTATGGGTAAATTATACAGTATAAAAGATAAAGAATACATAATATATCATTTGTTATTAGAAAACTATATTGGAGTTACTACTAATTTACAAAAAAGATTATATAAACACTCAAGTAAAAGTGGTTTTTGTATTGATAATGATAATGTAAATATTCTATATATTACAAATGATTTAAGAGAAGCAATTAATAAAGAATATGAGTTACAAAAAATTTATAATTGTAATATAGGAGTTAGAAATCAAAATGGAAATAAAAACCCTTTCGCAAAAGAAGTATTACATTTAGATACTGGTATTTATTTTGATACAATAAAAGAAGCTTGTGAAGCTTTTAATTACCCTTATTCTAGTGTAAGACATTTTATTAAAAACAATAATAATAAATATAAACTAATAAAAATTTAATTATGGCAAGAAAAAGAAAAGCTCAAGGATTGGGCGATACAGTAGAAAATGTTTTAGAATCTACAGGAGTTGCAAAAGTTGTTAAATCTGTTTTAGGAGAAAATTGTGGCTGTGAAGGTAGAAAAGAATTTTTAAATAAGATTTGGAGCTACAGAAAACCAAACTGCTTAAACGATGAAGATATAGAATTTTTACTACCTTACTTTCAGTTTAAAAAAGAAACTTTAACACCAAAAGAACAATGGAGAATTAAAGATATTTATAAAGCTGTATTTAATGAAGTAATACAGGATAGTAATTGTGCTAGTTGCTGGAGAGATACCTTGAACGATTTAAGAAAAGTTTACGAAACTCAACAGGATGCATAACTGGAATGAACAAGATCTATTTCTTTGGCTAAAAGAAAATATCTATAAGGACTTGGTTAAATCTAAAAACCAAATGAGCCGATGGGATTGCTATTCACCACAATTCAAACACAGAATAGAATTGAAGTGTAGAACTGCACACTACGATAATATGCTTTTAGAAAAGAAGAAATATGATGCTATGTTAGTAGAATGTGAAAAGCATTTAGATATTCCTATTTATGTTAATTCTACTCCAAGGGGTGTTTACTTTTGGAATTTACTAATGGTAAAACCTGATTGGGAAACTAACAACAAAAATCCTGCTTCTACACACTTTAGTTTACGATACAAAGTATCAAAAGAAGTAACTTATTTAAAAATACAACCTGAAAACATTTTAAAAGAAATATAAATGGAAAAACTTATTGGAATTTTATTTTTGATTTTGGCTGTAATTATATTAGTTCCTGCAGCTACTTTAATTTGGCTTATAGCTTTAGATGAATACAAAGAATTTAAAAAACAATTAAAAAATAAACTATGAATATAATACAACTAGAATATTTAAAATCAATTATCTTAGGGCAACTACTTTTAGAAGCTAACGATAATTTAAAAACAACTACACAATACAGACAAAGTTTAAAGAATAGAATTAACTCTTTAAATAAAGACCTTGAAAGTATAGTTAGTGAAGAATATGTTAAGATGCACAAATCAGAACCTGAAATGCTTTTAAACATAGAAAGAAAGATAGAAAGTTTAGTACACAAATTAGCAACTAAAACTATTGATGAATTAGTAATGTTAGAAGCTATTATAGAAAAGTACGAAACTAACAAAGAATGGTTTTTAGAATACGCTGAATCTGAATTTTTAAGAATAGAATAATGGCACAAGTAGATATGAGAGCAACACAGTTACATTACGAAAATAACAAAGGTTATGATGTAATAGATTTTATTAAAGATTATAACTTAAACTTCAATAGAGGTAATATAATTAAATACCTAGCAAGAGCTGGAAAGAAAGATAACGAACTACAAGATCTAAGAAAAGCATTAGATTACTTAGAAAGAGAAATAGACCACTACGAAAGATTACAAGCTGAATGGATTGAAAACAATAAATAATTTATACTATGCCAATACCAACACCACAACCAGAAGAAAAAGAAAATGAATTTATACAAAGATGTATGATTGATGATATAATGGTAGAAGAATACCCAGATAAAGATCAAAGATACAGTATTTGTATAGCACAAATTAAGGGAAGCAAATAGCTTCCTTTTTTTTTGTTAAATATTTGTTAAAAAGTTTTGTAGTTAAAATAGAAGTTTTATATTTGTATATAATTTAAAAACAAACACTATGAACAAACAAGAAATTATTACAAAACTAGAAAAATTATTAGCTTTATCAGAAGCTAGAGAAGATGTTTACTTGGTAGCTAATTTAATGGATATTATAGCTGCTTTAAGCAAAGAATTTGATTTAAGTGATATGTATGCACAAGAAATTAGAAACGCTTTGCAAATGGACGAAACAGAACAATTATTGAATAACATTAAAATAAGATAATATGATAACTACATTTGATGGCAAAGTTTGGGATAAAGAAGAAATATTAGATAATATGTACGATGATAGTTTTTACTATGGTTACTTAGGGCAAAACGCTTTAAGTAGTTCAAGTATTAAAACTTTGTTATCTTCACCTAAAACTTATTACTTTACAACTAAATATGGCTCAGGTGAAACACAAGCTTTAAGAGATGGTAAACTATTCCACACAATGGTATTAGAACCAAATAAATTAGATGATATGGTTTTCGTAGAAGCTGCAACAAAAGCAAGTAAAGAATATAAACTAGCAAAAGAAACAGGAAAAGAAGTTTACACTAATAGTGAACTAAAAGCAGCAGAAAGATTAACAGACGCTTTGTTTAGAAATGAAGCAGTAAAAGAATACTTGACTAAAGCAGAATTTGAAGTACCACAAATAGCTATGATAGATGGTATACCAATTAGAGCAAAAGCAGATATAATACAAGGTAATACTATTATAGATTTAAAAACTACTACAGGTATAAAAGATTTTAGATACTCAGCAGATAAATATAGTTACGATTTACAAGCTTGGCTGTATAGAGAAATGTTTGGTGTAGATAACTTTGTATTTATTGCAATAGACAAAGGTAGTTTAGATATAGCTATATTTGAATGTAGTGATGAATTTTACGCTAAAGGAGAAGAAAAGTTTAAGCAAGGTATTAGCAACTATAAATACTTCTTTCAAACTGAAGGAGTAGACCTGGACCAATATGTACTAAGAGGAATATTATAATGGATAAAGAAAGAATAGAAGAACACTTTAAAATAGCTTTGTATGAACTTGAAAACGGATCTACAATAGATGAACTAAGAGAAATTATTACAGAGTATGAAGCTGTAGAAGATTACGAAGTTTGTGCTGGTATTTACAGAGCTATTGAAATGGTATCTTTTATAACTTTAACTGTATTTGCAAAACAATTAGGAAGTAAAATAAGATTAAAATTTAAGAAATGATTAAAGAAGAAATAAAAACTAAGATATTAAATACAATACAAAAAGTAACAGGAGTAGATATAACAACTAAAACAAGAAAGTATGAGTTTATAGAAGCTAGAATGATTTACTATAAGCTATTAAGAGATAGAGGTTATTCATTACAAGAGATAGGAGATACACTAGATAAAAACCACGCTACAGTATTACACGGAATTAATGTATTTAACGATATTAAAGATTACGATAAAGATTTAATGGAAAAGTATAGTGCAGCAATACAATTACTAGCAGGAGAAAAGATAAGCAAATATATTACACCTGATGAATATGCTGTAGAGTTTGCATACTGGTTACTAAAAGATAGCGACCTTGTTATTATTGATGTAAAAGAATTACTAACTGAATTTAAAAAAGAAGTAGGTTATGAATGTACTAAGCTTGTTTAATGGAATGAACACAGGTCGCCAAGCATTAGAGAATGTAGGTATCAAAGTAAATAAGTATTATTCAAGTGAGATTAAACCTTATGCAATAGAATTAACACAGCATCACTTCCCTGATACTATTCAGGTAGGAGATGTAACTAAATGGAAAGAATGGAATATAGATTGGAGTAGTATTGATTTAGTATTAAGTGGATCACCTTGCCAAGATTTAAGTGCTGCAGGTAAAAGAGCAGGAATTAATGGGAAGAAGTCAAGTTTATTTTTTACATTTGTAGAAATATTAGAACACATAAAACAATTAAACCCTAAAGTATTATTCTTACAAGAAAATGTAGGTAGTGCAAGAAAAGAAGATGTAGGTATTATGAGTAGAGCATTAGGAGTTTACCCTGTTAGAATTAATAGTAGTTTAGTAACTGCACAATTAAGAGATAGATACTATTGGAGCAACATAAGAATTAAAGAAACTATGTTTGATTTACTTACTGATATACCACAGCCAAAAGATAGATGTATAATGTTTAAAGATATTATAACTAGTGGTGAAGTTGAAAGAGATAAAGCTTTAGCATTATTAGAAAGCGAAAGTAGAGTTTGTACAAGCCAGGAAAGTATTAAGAAAAGAGCAAAAAGGCAATTTATTAATATAATTTACGATGGAGATTTAGTAAGAACAGTAAACAAAATAGAAATGTGTAGGCTTCAAGGCTTCCCTGATAATTATTGTGATATACTTACAACTGCAAAAGCAGGTAGCTTACTAGGTGATGGATGGACTTTACCAATAGTAGAACATATATTTTCATTTATAAAAAACTAAGATATGAATAAGCAAAATATTTACGATGTAATAGATATACTATATAAACAACCTAAGTGCTACCTATGGGATAAACAATACAACCAATGGGAACAAGACGACTTTTCTTGCTTACAAACTATAATAGATAATACTTACGATGGTAAGATAAAAACTAAGAAAAGAAAAACAATTACAATACTATCACCAGATAAAGAATTCTATACATTTACTACATATAAAGAAGCAGCTACCTTTTTAAAAGTTAAACTACCTGTAATATCTATAGCGGTAAAGAAAGGGTATAATATTAACGGACACAAAATAGTTTAAGATATGGAAAAAATTATAATAATATTATTATTATCTACTATACCTTTTTTAGTTTATTTATTAATATGGTTAGTATTTAAAATCAATAATTTAAAATTAGAAAATAGCGAATTGGTAGGGCAAATTATATTAAGAGATGCAGAAATATATCATTTAAAAAAACTATTTTAGAAAATGTCCCCGACACAAATGTCGGAGACATCAGCAAAAACATTGAAAACTTATAATTGAAAAAGCAAGATATGAATAACAAACAAGAAAGAATAATAATAGAAATTAGTGCTTGGTTAATAATAGCATCTATAATAGGTTTAATAATATACAATACAATATGACAGCAAAAGAAAAACAAAAGCAATCAGATCTACAAAGAATAAAAAGAGTGATGAACTTTTACTACAATAGAGGATGTAATAAAGAATCAGTAAACGATTTATATAGAAAGATATTAGTTAAACGATTTAACAGTTAGTTATTTATATTATTTTTAAATTGAATAAACAAATTAATTCAAATGGAAAATAAAAGAGGTGGAGCAAGAGAAGGAGCAGGTAGACCTTCAAAATCAGAAGAAGTAGCATTAATAGAAAAATTAAAACCATTAGAACCATTAGCATTTGAAGCACTTAATAAAGGATTAGAAGCTGGTGATTTTAAATTTGTACAGTTATTCTATAACTATTATGCTGGTAAACCAAGAGAAACTAAAGATATTACATTGAATAGCGAACAACCACTATTTAATATAAGTGATTTATAATACATTTAAGACACTTTTATGAGTGAGTTTGTAGTTACTACTGCTATTAAAAAGATGTTGCGTCTAAAGAAACGTAAGCGTATCATTCAAGGTGGTACATCAGCTGGTAAAACATTTGGTGTATTGCCTATTTTAATTGATAAAGCAATAAGAGAACCATTATTAGAAATAAGTGTAGTATCAGAATCTATACCACATTTAAGAAGAGGAGCTTTAAAAGACTTCTTAAAGATAATGATGATGACTAATAGATATAGAGATGTACAGTTTAATAAGTCAACATTAAAATATACATTTGCTAATGGTAGTTATATAGAATTCTTTAGCGTAGACCAACCAGACAAATTAAGAGGAGCAAGAAGAAATATATTATATATAAATGAGTGTAATAACGTACCATTTGAAGCTTATAATCAATTAGCTATTCGTACTTCAGGTGATATATGGTTAGACTACAATCCTACAAATGAATTCTGGGTACACAGGGAGTTACTTAATGATGGAGATGTAGATTTTATCATCTTAACTTATTTAGACAACGAGGCATTACCTAAATCAATTATAGATGAGATAGAATTAGCAAGAAAAAAAGCTAATGAAAGTGATTATTGGTCTAATTGGTGGAAAGTATATGGATTAGGACAAGTAGGTAGATTAGAAGGTGCTTGTATACCAGATTGGAGAGAGATTGATTTACCATCAGATGCTAGATTACTATGTTATGGTATGGACTTTGGATATAGTGTAGATCCAACTACATTAATAGCTTTATATAAATATAATGATTCATATATATTTGATGAGGTAATATATCAAAAAGGTTTATTAAATTCTGAAATAAGTAATTTATTAAAGAGCAATAATGTTACAGATATAATATATGCTGATAGTGCAGAACCAAAATCAATAGCTGAATTAAATAGTTATGGTCATATGGTATTACCAGTATCTAAAGGAAGAGATAGTATAGTATATGGTATTAATCTTATAAATCAAAATAAGGTATACGTAACATCAAGAAGCAAGAACCTAAAGAAAGAATTAGCTAACTATACTTGGATGCAAGACAAGGAAGGTAATACACTAAATAAACCAATAGATGCATACAATCACGCAATAGATGCTACACGATATGCATTAACTTCACAATTAGAGAATCCACATAAAGGTAGTTACTTCGTTTACTAATGACTTACGGAGAAATAATAGCAGTAATACAATGCTACATACATCATAGCACAGGAAAAGAAGTACAAATCAATTTACCTAGAACTGTAGGTGAGATTAAGAAGATGAAAGCTATGTATCAAGTAGCTATTCAAATGTTAAAGTTTTGTTAAAATTTTGTTAAAGTTTTTTTTAGTATTAAAAAGCATTATATATTTGCTGTATCAAAATAAAACAATAACTTAAAAACAAACATTATGGAAAATAAAAAAAATTACCCGATTACATTTAGGCTTACTGTATTTCCTAAAGATGCAGATAAAAGAGATTTATTTTTAGCAAATTATATTATTGAAACTATAGTTAATAATGAAATAGAAGAAATCAAGTTTTACGAAGGTTTAAACCACGAACAAAATCAAACTATTGACATACTTTAATAAAACACTATGAAATACTTTTTACAGAACAAAAGACCACAGCTTACATTTGCTTATTTAGTTTTAATCTATGTAATAATTCAAATAGCAAGAATATGATAGATCCTACAGAAACTTGGACGGGTGATTGGGAGTATAGCAACGAAAGAAACTTCTGGCACAATCAGGACTTTGAAAGTGATGAAGCTAAGATATACGTTAAAGAACTAGAAGCTAAAATATCTAGCACTAGAAAAGAATTAACTAAACTTAGAGATTATTTTAAAACAACCGATCAAATACTATTGACAAATGAAATTGAGGGAATACTTAAAGGACTACGATAAAAGAATGGAAGCTTTTAAATGGTGTGTAGAAAATGGTATTACAATATACCCTATCTGCTTACAGGAATTTTATATGGAAGGCAAAAGAAAGATTAACAAAGTAAAGATAGAAATAAATATAAACGGAAGCAAGATACAAGGTAAACAAATATATAAACAAGACCAAGAGTTAAACGATAAAATAAGCGAACTATATTTGCATTATAGAGAAAGAGTTTCATAATTAGTTAGATTAAATTTGGTTTGAAAGGGTAGTCAGAAATGGCTACCTTTTTTGCTTTATACAAATAACTTAATTAATTATTTTTAAAATAAAATATGCAGGTCAAAATAACTATACCTACTTCTTTAAATGAAATTACCTTAGAGCAATATCAAAGATTTGTGTCTATTATGGAGAACAACCCAGAAAGTAATTTTGTACAGCAGAAAATGATAGAGATATTTTGTAATGTACCTTTAAAGTTAGTTGACTTAATGCCTTTAAAAGACGTTAACGAAATTATAGAAACTTTAGATAAAATGTTTAGTGTAGATTACAAGCTTAAACCTATCTTTAAATTGGGTGATACTAACTTTGGTTTTATTCCTAACTTAGATGATATTACTTTAGGTGAGTTTAGCGATTTAGATAACTACTTTGGTAAGTGGGATAAAATGCACAATGCTATGGCTGTACTATATAGACCAATAACAGATAAAAGTGGTGATAAGTATTTAATACAAGATTACAACGGAAGTATAACATACTGTGATGTAATGAAGCAAATGCCTTTAGATGTAGTTTTAGGTGCTATGGTTTTTTTTTACAATTTAAGCAACGAATTATTGATTTCTTCCCTGAATTATTTGGAGATGAATCCTCAGGTACAAGCTATGATAGACAAACACAATTCGGATCTAAGTGGGGATGGTATAGCTCTTTCTATGCTCTCGCTAAAGGAGATGCTGGAAGATTTAATGAAGTATCGAAGCTTCGGCTTACAGCTGCACTTACATTCCTAACATTTGAAAAAGAAAAACAAGAAATAGAATCACAAATGCTAAAAAAATATGATATATAATTTAATACAAACAATTAAGAATGCTTTATTAGCAGAACCTTTTTGCAATACAGTAACCGAAGGAGATATATTCGAAGTTGATTTAAACAAACGAACTATATTCCCTTTAACGCATATAATGATTAATTCATCTACACATCAAGGTAATGTTATTTCTTTTAATGTTACCTTACTTTGTATGGATGTTATTAATCAAAAAGAAAACGATAATAAAGTAGATATTTGGAATACTCAACACTTATTAGCTACAAGGGTTTTAGATTTACTTAATAGAGGTGATTTAAGAGATGGCAACTATGAGTTATCAGGCAATCCAAGTTACGAACCATTTACTGAAAGATTTGAAAATGATTTAGCAGGATGGGCTGTTACATTTGATATAATAGTTTCAAATGAAATGACTATATGTTAAACCAAAAAGAAACATATAAGTATTTAAACAACTTTGCTAAGTATGTAATACAACAATCTAGGAGCAATTTAACTAGGTTAGGTAAGAATGTAGATAAAAAACTTTATGATAGCTTAGATAGAGAAATAGAAGTAGGACCAAATAGTTTTAGGTTAGCTTTTATAATGGAAGATTACGGAGTATTCCAAGACAAAGGGGTTAGTGGTACTCAAAAGAAATATAACACTCCATTTAGTTATAAATCTAAAATGCCACCTGCAAAACCTATTACTGATTGGGTAACTAGAAAAGGATTTCAGTTTAGAAAACCAGATGGAAAGTTTATGAGTTATAAGCAAACTAGTTATTTAGTTAGAAGTGCTATTTTTAAGAATGGTATTAAACCAAGTTTGTTTTTTACTAAACCATTTGAAGCAGCATTTAAAAACCTACCAGGCGAATTAATAGAGAAGTTTGGTTTGGATGTAGAAAATTTAATGAATGATACACTAAAAGATTAAGATAAAATGAAAGTATTTAATTGTAGAAGCCCTTATATTATACAAGCAGGGAATTT